AAACCCACGCCAGCGGCTTTGATTTGGCAAGCAATAACTTTCTGCTCATCGGAGTTTTGGAAACTGTCAACGGCTACCTGTCGCTTCTCCATAGAAACGCCACCCTGAATCTTGCAACCATTGGCGAACTTATCCGAAACCATATTCACCACTTCGGTATGCCAACCGAATACGACCAACTTCTTGTCGTTGGCTAGGAAGTCGCCCACCCACTCTTCGGCGGCCTTTAGTTTGGCTTTGGCGGCCAACTGCTTAAGGGTAGAGATTGCGACTAGGTGTTCTGCCGAACGAGCGCGTAGGGCTTTCTGCCACGCCGCCTTGCGAGCCTCTTCCGTATCAGCACCACTTTCCGTAGCAGCCTTGAGAGCCATCTCGGTTAGGTATTTGATAATGTCCGCTTCGGCTTTCTTGTATTCTTTCATAATGTCCTTGTCGCCCTCAACAAAGACTTCTGACCACATCTTCGGTGGTAGTTCGGTGAGCACTTCTGCTTTACGCCTACGGACATAGCAAGAGGCACGGAGTTTGCGATTCAGCATCGCTAACGAACGGCTTGATGAGCGACCGAATTGCGAACGGAACTTGCTCGCCCCGCCGAAATCATCTAGACGGGCAATTACTCGGAGTTGGGTCATCAACTCAAGGGGAATATTCACGACTGGTGTTCCCGATAGGCAGACACGAGTTCCGTCATTTGGAATCTTGTCGGCTAATCGGATTGCGGCCTTGCTTCGCTGTGCCGTGCCACTCTTGATGTAGTGGCTTTCGTCAAGAACAAGACCCTTGAGTTTTGGGAACTTCTCGACCCAGTAGGTCAAAATATCGTAATTAATCACATAAATGTCGGCATCGGGTTCGACCTGACCACTTGTTCCGCTAACGACTGCGACCTTTACGCCCTTTATCCACTTCTCTGCTTCACGCTTCCAATTGAGTTTGAGAGATGCTGGACAGATAACTACGGCTGGGAACGCTTCGGTTGCTTTCAGCATCGCCAATCCTTGTAGCGTTTTACCGAGGCCCATCTCGTCACCGATTAGAACGCCACCGCCCGTTAGGTTTTCGTGGACACGAACCCACTTGTCTTCTTGGTATTCGTATCCCAATGCTCGCATTCCGTAGGCGACGCCCGCCCTTTGGAAAGGCATAAGGTTGAGGCCGTTTCCGCCAAATCCCGGCACGGTTATTTCAGCATCTTTGGCCGCGCTCGCATCAATAATGTGCTGGACAGAAGCCGCTTCCTCAATAAGTGCTTTTGCTTCCTTAGAGAGTTTGGCGTTGTGTTCTTCGTGGAATCGGAGAACCTCGGCAACGCTTTCTACTGGAATAAGCCATAGGCGTAGTTCTGGCGACCAAGACGAACCCGGCATTTCACGAACTTGGCTAATCAGCGTGGCATCGTAATTAAACGAGATAGCGAACGAGTTGTTATTTACGAGGATTCGAGGGGCTAGGGAAACCTCTTGGTCTTTGAGAGCCAACACATCATCGGAGATGTAGAACTTGTTGTCTTTGCCGAAAGTCTTGACCATCGTTGCTGATGAGAGTGGCACGAACCAAGTTGAGGTCGGCTTATCGAAGTGGCGACCGGGGATTAGTCGCACGGCTTCTAGATACTTAACGTTGTAGTCAAAGGTGATTGCTATTTCGCCCTCGCCTAGCGTGATTCTGCCGTTGTATTCGTCTTCTAGGTTTTTGGGAACGGTGGCAAGGAAATCTCTGGCTCGCTGGCTAACTTTGATGTCGTTTTGCTCGGCCCAAGTTTCCACTTTGCCGTAGCGACTGCTGGCTACTACCCAACCACGCTCATCTCGATTCCAATACGCGCCGAGTGGCCCTTTGGGATTTGCTGTATCACCATACGGAATCGTGACAATGATTTTGCCGTTGCGTAGGTCAATCGCCCTAAGTCCACTTAGTCGGCTCTTTGGCTTATCTAGAACTGGTCGCTCGATATCAGCATACGAAATACCAACTACCGAAAGTTGCTTCGCATACTTGGCGAGCATCTCGTAAGCCTTGAGTTCAATCTCTTTGCCCCACGCCTCAATCGGTGTTTCGGCTAGTTGCTTACCAAACTTGGCATCAGTTCCGTTAAAGCCCTGACCATCTTGCTCTTGTGCGCCATCGCAACGAAGTGCGAGTGCTGATACCGCTTCGTGTAGGGCCGAACTCATAGTCTTACAATCTTACTAGGGTTTAGTAAGGCGTAAGTGTATTTACTTAGACTCTCGGTCGTGGGGCGAAGTCAAGAACTACTCTTTTTCTACAACAAATCCATTTACAACTTCGTGGCTAGGTGGCAATAAAGTTTTTTCGTCACCTTTTGCGTTGGTCAGATTGGCACCATTCAGGTTGGCGTTGGTCAGGTCGGCTCTCTGCAGTTTGGCATTGCTCAGGTTGGCGTTGGTCAGGTCGGCTCCACGCAGGTCGGCATTAAACAGGTTGGCACTGCTCAGGCTGGCTCCACGCAGGTTGGCACCGACTAGGTGGGCATTAGTCAGGTTGTCTCCGTGCAGTTCGGCACCGCTCAGGTCGGCACGGTGCAGGACGGTGTAGTTCAGATTGGCATTGGTCAGGCTGACACCGCTCAGGTTGGCAAAGTTCAGTTCGGCATTCCTCAGGTCGGCACCGCTCAGGTCGGCACCTTTCAAGTTGGCACTGGTCAGGTGGGCATCATTCAGGTTGGCACCCCTCAAGTTGGCACCGCCTAGGTCGGACTCAAACAGGTTGACCCCGTACAGGTTGGCACGGCGCAGGTTGGCACCGACTAAGTTGGCACGGGGGGCAATAATGACATCTTTACCGTTGATGGTGTGGATGCCGTTGGGTACTCTACTTGCGCCGTTTGAACCCTCTTGATACTGGTTTCCGTGAAAGGGGTGACCGGGGACATCGCCCTTGCGGACAGGGTAGTTTGATAACGATTTCAGTAGTTCGTTGGCAGTAAAACCTGACATACAAAGTCCTTTCGGTCTAAGTAAAGACTACATTAGGATTTACAAAACCCTACTTGTTGTCTCGGTTGTGGTGTTTGTAGAGTGCTTGGTCGGTAGTTCCGGCCCACTCCGCAATCTTGCGCCAAGTCACGCCCTTGTCACGAAGACGAGTGACTGTCTGACGGCGTTCCTTACCCAACTCAACGACTTTCTTTTCGTGGTCACGCATCTGCGCGCAGGTGTCTTTGATGTGCTGAAGAAGCGATGCTACTTCGGGCGAGTCGTTCTCGTCTGCTTGCACTCGGTTGGGTAGTGGCTCTAAAACCATTAGTTCTCTTTCCTCTAGGGGTGTGGGGTCTAGTGTAGTGAGGTTTATCTTATCGTGCTATATCAAAACGCTTATTTTTAGAACAGCGTCATAGCGCCCCGACTTTGGAAAAGCGGGCTTATTCGGTTTCGTTCTCTCCCAAAACGACTGGAACCACCGTCAATTCTAGGGCATCTTTTCCAAACTGCGGAGTTAGGAAAGTTAGTTTGGTCACGATTTTTGCGTTGTCGTCAATCAGCACTCCGGCATCAACTAACCCGTCGATAGCGGCTTTGACTAATGGGAAACACGCGCCGACATCTTGGCGATAGCGAGCATTCAGCACATAGGGCTGTGCCACGACTTCGATAACTTCCAAACGAGGGACCATCGCTTGTTGGGCTAACTCGCAGAAAGCGGCTCGCCACTCTTTTACGATTTTGGCTCGCTTCATATGGTGCACAGTTCGCTCTTTGTTGAGAGTGAAGTCTGGGCGAACCTCGTATTCCAAAGTCCAAGTCAAAGTGATACGACCCTAATCGGTGGTCGGACATTTGTGGTGTGGGTAATCGCAGCGTTCACGACCAGTTCCAAACGCTTTTTAGGAACGAGAGTTTTATCGCGCTCAAGGACAAACAAAGCAGCGAGGGCGGCATCTACGGCCGCGCCAGTTGCCCCATAGTTGTTGGTTGATTTCAGCACGGCAAAGTCAGAGCCGATACTAAAGATTCCTTTTTTATTTGCCACGAGCACTTCCCAATCTGGTTCTTCGGGAAATCCGGGTTCAGAGGTTTTGCTCAAAAGAAAGTCACGGATTTTGTATGGGTCGCCAATGCCAGATTTACGCAATAAATCCATAACTCGGAACGAGCCAGAAACGCCGACTAATCCATCTCCGGCTTTCCAAACTTTCGGTTCTGCTGAAACGATGACACTTGAGCCATCAAAGGCCCCGCTATCGCCGGCCATCCAAACCTGATTCTTGTCTTTCCAAGCGGCGATTAATGTCATAGCACAAGGCTACTAGTGGATTTCAGCACCCTTGCTTTAGGGGCGTTTAGCCAAGTGCGCGCTTAAACAAAACCCAAGCCGCCGTGCGACCGACGCGCTCGAGAATCCATTGGTCGTAGCAAACCTTTCGGTAGCCGTGTCCAGTCTTGTCGTGGTATTCGTTGCACTCCCAAATAGTTCCGACGGGGTATTCCTCAATCGGCGGTGTTGGACATTCGTGGGGCAAGTAGATAACTACGCCCTTGCGTGGCGGGTGTTCGTTGATGACCTCAAACTGCTGGCTGGGGTGGCGTAGGCGTGACTGCAACTCGGCAGAGTCATTCGTAGACGGCTTGATGTTGGTGATTACCCAAGGGTCTTTGCCGTGTCGGGCGTTCCACTCGCTATAACGCTTGTCGGCTGATTCTGGCATTTCGTTCTTCTTGATTGGATAGAAGTTATTGCGAAATGGGTCTTTGTCTTTTGGCATCTTTACCTCCACGCCTTTTATTCGTAGAGGTGACTATAGCAACCTTTAGGGGCTAAATCAAGAAATCTTACAAAGAAGTTGTAGCCCGGTCGGAGAAACCATATAAATATCAGGAACATCAAAGTAGATACCGGCGTAGCGCATCGCTTCGTGGGCGAGTGCTGAACAAATCCAAGTTCCCTCACGGCGAGCCTCGAAGAACCAATATGGGGTAATGATGTCGATTCCGATACAGATGTCCGAGAGTAGGCCATACTTCTTGCCTACCTGTTGCTCGGCAAAGAAAGCGGCCTTTTCGGGGTCGCCGCCAAGAGTGGTGATATCGAAGAAAGAAATAACTTCCGAGGTGGCAATCAGACTTGCGAGGGTCGAGCGAAGAACGCCTTTCATCGTCGCCTGAACGATAATGATTTCCTCGTAGGTTTCGCCCTCGGTAATGACGGTAAAGCAGTGGTTGTATTTGCCGTCTTTCCAACGCAACTTCTCACCGACACGGATAAGCATTCCCATAGTGCCATCGGTGCGAGCCCATCCGGTCATTCCGCGCTTGATTTCAGCAGGGGCAAGTTGAGTGACACAGGTTGGTTTGATTTTGGTTATTCCCAACAATGACTTGATGCTGAAATCCTTTTCCACAAGATTGCCTTTCGGGGGTGCGTTTCTCACACAAATCTACACCCGACTTTGGAAAATGCCGTTTAGATAGAGCGTGGGCAGTGTTGACTCTGTTAGTGTTTAGTTTATGTTGCTAAAAGGAAATTGCCTAGAGACACTGAAATCTTTACCCGACAACTCAATTGACGCAGTTGTGACCGACCCCCCATACGAACTCGGATTTATGGGGAAGTCGTGGGATAGCACGGGCATTGCTTACAATGTTGAGGTTTGGAAAGAGTGCTTACGGGTTCTCAAACCCGGTGGACACCTCTTGGCATTTGGCGGTAGTCGCACTTATCACCGCCTCGCTTGCGCCGTTGAAGACGCTGGGTTTGAGATACGTGACCAAATTATGTGGATTTACGGTTCGGGGTTTCCAAAATCGCTGGACGTGAGCAAGGCCATAGACAAGTCGGCCGGTGCAGAGCGTGAAGTTGTCGGCAAAAAAATAACTAGGAAGGCAAACGCACCACGTTCGGAAGGACGAAATCACATTGACTGCGCTTCTGGGCAAATGGAGGTGTCTATCACCGCCCCAGCCACCGCCGAAGCCCAACGCTGGCAAGGCTGGGGAACGGCACTCAAGCCCGCGCACGAACCTATCGTTGTCGCTCGCAAACCCCTAATCGGCACGGTGGCTAATAATATTCTGACCTACGGAACGGGGGCGCTGAACATTGACGGGTCGAGGGTGGGCTTGCAAGACGGGGAAATCAAGGTTGGCGGCTTCGGCAACGGGGGCATTGGCTTCGGTGGTGGTGACGCTTCAGGTGTTGAGTGGCAAAAAGACACTAAGGGTCGCTGGCCCGCCAACGTAATCCACGATGGTAGTGAGGAAGTGCTGGCAGGGTTCCCTGATGCTAAGGGTGGGACTTGGAATCCTACGGCAGGAGCAAGGCACTTCAACAATGATGGAGAGCCAACGCTTTATAAAACCAGCAAGTCCGACGCCAGCGAAGGTTCCGCAGGCCGCTTCTTCTACTGCGCTAAAGCAAGCAAGGCAGAGCGCAACGCAGGGCTAGAGGGGTTGCCTGAACAAATGCTGACAGGGCGTGACGAGGGTCAAGACGCTATGCAAGTGCCGTACAAAACCCGTTCCAAAGTCACCGCCAACTTCCACCCCACAGTCAAGCCACTTGCCCTTATGCGCTACTTGATTAAGTTGGTGACACCGCCCAACGGCACTGTCCTTGACCCGTTCTTGGGTTCAGGAACAACCGCCGTAGCAGCCGTTTTAGAGGGCTGTGAGTGGATAGGGTGCGAACTCACGCCCGATTACCACCCGATTATTGAAGCCCGTGTTGAGTGGGCTAAGTCGCAGGTGGAACAGCAAACCCTGTTTTAGGCAAGGACTTGTTGTTTAGCCTCGTCAGTTAGTTTCCAGAAGCGTGTTGGTTTCCGTAAAAAGGGTGGCCTTCTTGTGCGCCAACTTTACCACCCGTTCCTTGTGGTGTCGTGCTCGGGCCAGTTGAGTAGCGGTCGGTTGATTGGTATCGGGGCAGGGGCGTTCCGTAAAAAATGTTTTTGAGTCCGGTTTTGATATTCCCTAGTAGTTCGTGAGCATCATCGTCTTTACCGCCACTCTGTCTAATTGCTTTTGCTCGGTCAAGGTTTTCTTGTGCGAAAGCGCGGCTTGCGTGTGCATCCGCTTCGTATTGAGAAATATTGCTGGCGTGTAGTTTTTGAGCAATCGGGTTAGTTGCGGTCTTAGCCTTTTCTTTTTCCGCTGCGATTTTCTTATCGCTTTCTTTTGCATCAGCAAGGTTTATTCGGGCAGTTTCCTCGTGCCACTCTGCTGAATGACCCAACTTCTCAACCCGGGCGTAAATGCCTTGGCCGCCTAAAAGTTCTTCCGCTAAGAACGGATTCGGCATTAGTTTCCAGAGGCGTGTTGGTTGCCGTAGAATGGGTGGCCTTGCTGTGCGCCGACCTTACCGGTTCCCTTTGGAACAGAAACGCCAGCAGCGGCCTCACGAGACTCACGATTTGCTGAAACCTGATAACGGTCGTTTAGGT